CCCGCGCACCTCGCACCCCACCCCCTCAATATAGGAAACACCCCCCTTTGGAGTCCCGTACCTCCTGTTGTTATTACGTAACTATATGTTAGACTTCGCAAAAACTGGTATTTCGGATACCTGCACACATGTCTGTTGTTCAAGTGGAACCTACCAAGAGCCACCCGGTGCCTTACGACTTGTCGGAAGAGAAACCCGCGACTCTGATTGACGAGATAGCGGTTGCCGGAAACACAGCAGAACTACAGGTAGAGATGGGTGCACCTCTGGAAGTATCCGAGGCAGATGCCGCCCGAGAGAAAGAATTACTGGAGGCGGTTGCTAACGCGCAAAAACCCGCCAACCTCACAAACCAGACCACGGCGTTCGCTGCGGCTGCGTTCCTACGTACATATGGTGCCCAGCTTGCTATGGATGCGGCGCAGGCGCGGTCTGCCATTACGCACAAACTGATGGAAATCGCTGACTGCGGCGACCCAAGGTACGAGCTGAAAGCACTTGAACTGCTGGGTAAGCACAGTGACATTGGGATATTCACCGAGCGCAGCGAGATAACCATAAACTACAAGAGTCCAGAGGAACTGGAGAAGGCGATCAAAGACCGGGTGAAGAACCTTCTTAACGCTACTGTAGTAGACATAACTCCCGCAGGAGGAGCGTCCGAAGAAGAACTGGACGACCTGTTGGGTGTGATCGATCTGGATGCTGAAGAATCTGAAGACGAAGAGATAGATGACGAACGCGACATCGCCATTTGATGACATATCTCTTCAGGATATACCGAAGATACTGCCACTGCTGTCACAAGCAGAGCAGGAGCGGGTACTAGCAGAGCTAGAACAACTAGCCAAGCTCAAGAAGCAAAAGAAGGCACAGACGCGGTTCTTGGACTTTACCAAGCAGATGTGGCCTACGTTTATTAGTGGACGGCACCATGCGAGGATGGCTGAAGCATTTGAACGAGTGGCTCGGGGCGAGTGTAAGCGTCTTATTGTCAATATGCCTCCTCGTCATACTAAGTCTGAGTTTGCTAGTTATCTTCTGCCTGCTTGGTTTTTGGGTCAATTTCCGCATAAAAAGGTCATCCAGACCTCTCACACTGCGGAGTTGGCCGTTGGTTTTGGTAGAAAGGTAAGGAATTTAGTCGATCAGGAGGCTTACCATGAGATATTTCCTGATCTGGCGCTGTCTTCGGATAGCAAGGCCGCTGGCCGGTGGAACACAAGCAAGGGTGGGGACTACTTTGCGATAGGTGTAGGCGGTGCGGTTACTGGTAAAGGTGCGGATTTGCTCATTATTGACGACCCGCACTCTGAACAGGAGGCAGCATTAGCTGAAATAAACCCGGATATATACGACAAGACTTACGAGTGGTACACATCTGGCCCTCGTCAGCGTCTACAGCCGGGTGGAGCTATCGTTATCGTGATGACAAGGTGGTCATTGCGTGATTTGACGGCTCGTGTACTCAAAGCCAGTGCCCAAAGGGGCGGCGATGAGTGGGAAGTGATTGAATTTCCGGCAATTATGCCGTCTGGAAACCCACTTTGGCCGGAATTTTGGTCAAAATCGGAGCTTGCAGCACTAAAAGAGGAACTTCCTAACTCAAAATGGATGGCTCAGTACCAGCAGGAGCCAACCGCAGAGACATCTGCCATCGTGAAGCGCGAATGGTGGAGAACTTGGGAGGAAGAGAACCCTCCGCCGTGTGATTTCCTGCTGATGGCGTGGGATACGGCGTTCGAGAAGACAAACAGGGCGGACTATTCGGCCTGTACAACGTGGGGTGTGTTCTACACGCCCGATGAAAACGGAGTTGAGCAGGCAAATATCATACTGCTTAACGCGTTTAGAGACAGAATGGAGTTCCCCACGCTGAAACGCGTGGCGGTGGAAGAGTACGAAGAATGGCAGCCCGACAGCCTGATTGTGGAGAAAAAGGCATCGGGGGCACCGCTGATATACGAGATGCGGGCGATGGGTATACCGGTGCAGGAGTTTACTCCCACCAAGGGTAATGACAAGATTACGCGGTTGAACGCGGTTTCTGACTTGTTTGCCTCCGGTATGGTGTGGGCACCCAACACAAGTTGGGCAGAAGCAGTGATTGATGAGGTCGCGGCATTCCCCGCAGGGGAGCATGACGACTATGTGGACTCCGTATCACTGGCGTTGATGCGGTACAGAAAAGGCGGATTCGTGAGGTTGCCCTTGGACGAAGAGGACGAGGTGCAATACTTCAAGCAGCGTAGAGGCGGGTACTACTAATGGCTATAGAAAAAAGTTTATATGTAACTCCAGAAGGTGTCGGAGTTGAAGAAGAAAGCTCTGCAATGGAGATAGGCATTGTAAATCCTGACATGGTGACGCTGGATGACGGCAGTGTTGAGATTACTCTAGTAACTGAAGAGGGGCTGGAAGAGACGATGGGAGCGCCGTTTGACGCTAACCTCGCGGAATATTTGGATGATGGCACCTTGACAGAACTGGCGTCAGAGCTTATAGGTCATGTTGAGGCCGACACATCCAGCAGAAAAGAATGGGCAGACTCGTTTGTAAAGGGGTTGGATGTGCTCGGCTTCAAATATGAAGAGCGCGTCGAGCCTTGGGAAGATGCCTGTGGTGTCTACTCCAACGTCTTAGCCGAAGCCGCTATCCGCTTCCAAGCTGAAGCGATGAGTGAAACTTTCCCAGCCGCTGGCCCTGTCAAGACCAAGATACTTGGAGAAGTAACCAAAGAGAAAGAAGACGCTGCCCTTCGAGTTCGGACGGATATGAACTATGAGTTAACGGATGTCATGGTTGAGTATCGTCCAGAACATGAACGGTTACTCTACTCTCTTGGTCTTGCAGGGTCTGCGTTTAAAAAGGTTTATTTCGACCCCAATCTTGGCAGACAGGTTGCTATCTATATCCCCGCTGAGGACATGATTGTCCCGTATGGCGCGTCTAACATAGAGACAGCCGAGCGTGTTACTCATGTAATGCGTAAAACAAAGAACGAACTCGTCAAATTACAGGCCGCTGGCTTCTATCGAGAAGAAGAACTAGGCGATCCTGTCTCCTATCACACTGATATAGAAGAGAAAAAAGCAGAGGAAGGGGGGTACACCCTCAATGCTGACGACCGTTATACGGTCTTAGAAGTCCACGCAGACCTCATTATTGACGAAGTTGACCAAGAAGCAGGCCAATTACAAATAGCAAAACCCTATGTTGTGACTATTGAACAGGGCACAGGGACTGTATTGGCTATCCGCCGCAACTGGAACCCTGACGATCCTTTGACGCTTAAGCGTCAATATTTTGTTCACTACTCTTACGTGCCGGGATTTGGCTTCTATGGCCTTGGTTTGATTCACATTATTGGTGGATATGCTAAAGCAGGTACTTCCCTGATCCGTCAATTAGTTGACGCAGGCACATTGTCAAATCTACCGGGGGGTTTAAAGTCCCGTGGTTTACGGGTCAAAGGAGACGACACCCCCATCGGCCCCGGCGAGTTCCGTGATGTGGACGTGCCCTCTGGTAGTATCAAAGAGAACATAATGACGCTTCCTTATAAGGAGCCTAGTCAGACACTTCTTGCATTATTGAAGCAGATCACTGAAGAAGGCCGACGTTTGGGGGCGATCAGTGACATGAATATCTCTGACATGAGCGCTAACGCGCCTGTCGGTACCACACTCGCTCTACTGGAGCGCACTCTCAAGCCTATGGCTGCGGTGCAAGCCCGTGTCCATTACGCCATGAAACAGGAGTTCAAACTCCTTCGCGGCATTATTGCTGAGTATGCGCCGGATGAGTACATGTACACGCCTGACCGTGCCGCAGCTCGTGCCCGCCGTATGGACTACGACATGGTGGAAGTGATTCCTGTCAGCGACCCCAATAGCAGCACGATGGCACAAAGAGTTGTGCAATATCAGACCGTGTTGCAGATGGCACAGGCTACCCCACAGATATACGATCTGCCCCAGCTACACCGGCAGATGATCGAAGTTCTGGGTATTAAGAACGCAGATAAGCTTGTACCTACTAAAGAAGATGCTAAACCTTCTGATCCGGTTAGCGAAAATATGGCAGCTCTTGTGGGTAAACCTATGCAGGCGTTTATTTACCAAGACCATGATGCACATATCGCTACACACCAAGCTTTCCTACAAGACCCACAGATTGCGGCGTTTATTGGGCAGAGTCCAGCCGCACAGCAGGTGGTGGCTGCCCTTCAGGCGCATATTGCAGAGCATATAGGCTTCAGCTATAGGCAGCAGATGGAAGCAAAACTGGGCGCACAACTGCCACCTCCGGGCGAAGAAATGCCAGAAGAGATCGAAAAGCTTCTTTCTCAGAGCATGGCAAAAGCAGGGGTTCAAGTGGCCCAGCAGAAACAACAGCAAGCTGCACAAGCTGCTGCACAACAGCAAGCGCAAGACCCGATGTTTCAACTGCAACAGCAAGAAGTACAGCTTAAAGCTGCCGAACAACAGCGTAAAGCTGCGAAAGACCAAGCAGATGCAGCACTTGACGCTGCAAAACTACAACTTGACAAAGAAAAGGCAGACAACACCGCAACTATTGAAGCTGCACGTATTGCTGCCCAGACCGATCAAGCTAATGCAGCACGAGATTTAGATGAGGCTAAAGCGATTCTTGATCTTGCAAAAGCCCAACAAACGCCAAGGAGATAACAACTTATGGCGCAAACCGTCTTTGACGTGCTTGAGAAAAAACTCGCTGATTTACAGCGCAGCCAAGAAGAATTTCTTGCCGAAGGAGGAGCTAAAGACTTCTCTGAATACAAGGAATCGTGTGGGGTGATTCGGGGTCTAGCCGCCGCACGCCGTGAGATAGAAGACCTTTCGCGCAACTATATGGATGATATAGATGACTGAAGCAGCTTTAACACCGCTCGAAGAGAAGCGGCGCAGAAAGATAGAGGAGAAAGAAAAAGCGGAAGTGGTGCTGGAGAAACAAATCCCCAAACCCGTTGGATACCGCATTCTTGTTGCTCTACCTACTATAGAAGACACATTTGAAGGAGGCATCGCAAAAGCCGCCTCAACCATGCGAGAGGAATATATTCTGTCCATGATTGGGTTGGTGGTCGATATGGGTGACCAAGCCTATAAAGACAAAGAGCGATTTCCTGACGGCCCGTGGTGCAAACAGGGCGATTATGTGATGTTTCGTGCCAATACAGGCACGCGGTTTAAGGTCGGTAAAGAGGAATATCGTTTGATGAACGATGATTCGATTGAGGCTGTTATCGACGATCCGAGTAAATTAACTCGCGCATGAGGACTAAGTTATGCCAATGCAACAAGTAGAATACGAGTTTCCTGATCCTGATAAGGAAGAAAACTTGCAAGAAGTAGAGATAGAAGCAAAAGAAGAGAAAGCTCCTGACGTTGAAGTCGAGGGTGCGGTAGGTCGTGAAACTATTGAAAAACCTTCTGATAAGAAAAAGAAAGATGTAATTCAAGCGGGGGAGGTTGAAATAGAAGTTGAGGACGATACTCCTCCAGAAGATAGAGGTAAAAGACCTGCACCTCCTCAAGATTTAAAGGACGGGGAACTTTCTGAGTATGGTGAGAAAGTTAGAGAACGACTTAAAACTTTATCTAAAACTTACCATGACGAACGTAGGGCTAAGGAAGCTGTACAGCGGGAGCGTGAAGCTCTTGAGCAATACGCTAAAAAGTTAGTTGAAGAAAATCAACAACTTAAGACAAGATCAACAGAAAACCATAATGCGCTTATCGAATCTGCTAAAAAGCAAGTCGAGTCCGAATTGGCTATGGCTCAACAGAGGTATCGACAGGCGTATGAGTCGGGGCAAACGGACGCTATAGTTGAAGCACAACAGGCTTTGAATACTGCACAAATTCGCGCAGACAAAGTGAGTGGGTTAAAACCACAACGTGTTGCTCCTACTGAAGCAGATACAGCTTTACAACCGCAACAAAATAATGTTCAATCCCAAGAACTTACAGCTCCACCGCAACCGCAACGTGACGAAAAGGCCGAAGCTTGGCGGGATGAAAATCCTTGGTTTGGTTCTGATGATGAAATGACTGCGTTTGCGCTGGGACTGCATACTAAGCTGACGAAAGAGGGTGTAGACCCTCAATCTGATGAGTATTACGAGAAGATAAATTCTCGCGTTAGACAAGTATTTCCCGATCAATTTGATGAAGGGATAGACGTAGAGCCAGAGGAGGCTCCCAAGCCAAAGCCTAGCAATGTGGTTGCGCCCGTTACACGGAGCACTTCGCCTAAGAAGATCAAACTTTCTCAATCACAAATAGCTATAGCAAGAAGACTTGGGGTTCCATTGGAAATCTATGCTAAACAGGTTGATGACCTAGCGAGGAAACAAAATGCCTGATAACAAACTACGTATGCCGCGTGAAAGCGAAACGAGAGAGAAAAGTACCCGTAAAAAAGCATGGTCTAGGCCAGAAGTATTGCCCAGCCCTACGCCAGAAGACGGTTACGTCTACCGTTGGATTCGCACGGCTACACGAGGTGTATCTGATGCTACTAATGTTTCTTCTAAATTACGTGAAGGTTGGGAGCCTGTAAGGGCTGACGCCCACCCCGAGATATTCACCGATGCCATTGTCGATGACAGGTTTAAGGATAATATCGTGATAGGTGGACTCATGCTCTGTAAAGCTCCTGAAGAGATGATTACAGAACGCAATGACTACTATAAGCAGCAAACCGCTGCTCAGATGCAATCTGTGGATCAGAACTTAATGCGTGAAAGTGATCCGCGTATGCCTATATTTAATGATAGGAAATCGACGGTTACTTTCGGAAAAGGATAACTAGGAGTCTATCATGGCATCTACTGCTGCCCCTTACGGTCTAAGACCGTTGAATCTGATAGGAGGACAGCCCTTCGCTGGTTCCACCCGTCAGATTAAGATCGCTTCCGGTTATGGCACCAACATATTCAATGGTTCTATTGTATCTATTGTTGCTGGTGGCACTATCGAAATCGTGACTACAAATGGAGACAACTCTACGGGTTTCCCTGCCGGTACTATCGGTGTGTTCGTAGGTTGTTCTTACACTGACCCCAATAGCAGTCAAAAAGTATTCCGACAAAGCTGGCCTGCAAGCACAGTAGCGTCTGATGCTATGGCTTATATTGTGGACGATCCAGATTGCTTGTTCCAAGTACAGGCCGATGGCGCTGTAACTCAGGCTGATTTGGGTCAAAATACTCACTTGGCTGCGGTACAGTCTACTAGCACAGGAAGCACCACCACTGGTAATTCCACTAGTGCAGTAACTGCTACAACCGCTACAACCTCTGGTTTTGCCTTCAGAATCGTTGATTTTGTAGATGGGCCAGAATCCGAAGTTGGTGATGCGTTTACGGATTTGATCGTTAAGTTCAATCCTGACTCGCACTCTTACACCAATAAGACTGGTATATAAGGAGTATTGAGACATGGCTATTTCAAGAGCGCAACTACTCAAAGAACTCCTACCGGGTCTAAATGCCCTCTTCGGGTTGGAGTATGAAAAGTATGGTGAAGAGCACGCTGAGATTTTCGAGACTGAAAGCTCAGAGCGTTCTTTTGAAGAAGAAACCAAGTTGTCTGGCTTTGGTGCCGCCCCCGTCAAGAACGAAGGCGCTGCTATTGCGTATGACAACGCCCAAGAAGCGTTTACTGCTCGGTATAACCACGAGACAATTTCTATGGGCTTCTCAGTAACCGAAGAGGCTATTGAGGACAACCTGTACGATTCTCTGTCCGCTCGTTATACCAAGGCACTTGCACGCGCTATGGCTTACACCAAGCAGGTAAAAGCTGCCGCTATTTTGAACAATGCGTTCGATAGTGGAGTAACTTACGGCGATGGTGTAGAGCTGTGTTCTACTGCACACCCTCTGGTGTCTGGTGGTACCAACTCTAACGAGCCTTCAACTGGTGCTGATTTGAACGAGACTTCTCTGGAAGCTGCTGTCATTCAGATTGCCGGTTGGACTGATGAGCGTGGACTGCTAATTGCAGCGAAGCCTCGTAAGTTGATTGTTCCAGCCGATCTTCAGTTTGTAGCAACTCGTTTGCTAGAGTCTGAACTTCGCACGAACACTGCTGATAACGACATCAACGCCCTGCGTAACAATGGTTCAATCCCAGAAGGTTACAGTGTTAACCACTATCTGACTGATACCAACGCTTGGTTCTTGTTGACTGACGTTCCAAACGGCCTGAAGCACTTTGTCCGTACTCCTATGCAGACCAGCATGGATGCAGACTTTGACACAGGCAACAGCCGATATAAGGCTCGTGAGCGATACAGCTTCGGCGTATCTGACCCACTGGGCATCTTCGGATCACCGGGCGCAAGCTAAGAGGTGAACTGAGAGGGGGGCACTTGTTGCCCCCTTTTCTTTGATATACTATAAATTCATCCTGACTGCGCTCCATAGGGGAGGCGGCAGACCTTAGCCACGACAGGAGACACATATGGCTACTCATCACAATACTCCCGTGTTGTACAGCGGCTATGCGGCCGGTTACAAAGACCTCCGCGAAATGCCAATGTCAATCAACCCCGATTACTACTGCATAGAAGACGATTTTGTCTACGAGCTGGATACCGGCTGGACTGTCGTTAAAGATAGCGGTGCATCTGTAGCAATCGTAGCTGACACCGTAGGCGGAGAGCTTGCTATTACGTCAGCAGCAACTACTGACAACGATGGTGGTTCTGTACAGGGAAATGAAATTTTTGCTGTTGCAGCAGACAAGAACATGTTTTTTCAGACTCGCATCAAGAACAATGATGTAGACCAGTCTGACATCTGTGTTGGTTTCACAGTTAATTTCGCTACTAACCCAGAAAACATGCTGACTGCCACTGACCGCATCGTTTTTCAAGTGGATGACGGAGATGCTTCTATTAATTGCATCACTGAGAAAAATGGCACAGCTACCACCACTGATTCTGGTGTAGACATGGCTGATGATACCTATGTCAAGCTAGGTATTGCATGTTCAGGCACAGGCAAAGTCGAGTTCTTTGTTAACGATAAGCTGGTAGCTACTCACAGCACTAATATTCCTGATGACGAGAATCTAGCTATTGCGGCTATGAGCTTGTCTGGCAGTGCTTCCGGTACTCGTGCCACCACTATTGACTACTTAATGGGTGCTAGAACTCGTTAATAGGGGGCAATTATGACTACGGCTAAAAAGAAAGCCCCCGCAAAAAAGAAAGCAGCCCCTAAAAAAGCTGCTTCAGGTAGCCTTGTGCCCGGTACTGCCGAGCATAAAGCTGCCGTTTTGCGCGGTGAAATTAAGGAGTAGATTATGTCCAGAGGTGATATTTTCGCCATTACTCCGTCTACCAGTGCTACTTTGCTAAAAACAGCAGGGTCTATTTCTGGTGCCGGAGATATAACACTACTCACTAATGATGTTAGTCCTTTTGGTACTGGTTATAAGCTGTTGTTTACCTCTGCGGGTGACGATAGAGGTATAACTTTTACCATCACAGGGATCAAAGTCGGCAGTCTTACAGGCGAGTCTGTCACTGAAGTTGTTACAGGTGCTAACGCAAGTACAGCGTCATCTACTAACTTTTATACTTCGGTGAGCAATATCGCTGCCAGTGGGGCTTCTGCGGGTAACGTGAGTATAGGCACTACAGGTTCTTTGGCTTTCGGGCGTACTAGAATCAAGAGTGTTTACTATGTAGGCGCAGGTTCTGCGGGATCGTTGAAGTTTAATTTAAACAGCACGAGCGGAACTTTGCTGCTTCAGATTGACACGCCGACTTCGGCAGCGTCTTTTGCTGACAGTGTAACTATTCCTGATGAGGGGATTCTTACACAGCGCAGTAATAGTAGTAGTGACTTTGCGATACTTACTTTGACCAATATCACTAACGCGACGGTGTTCTGTGGCTAAGAAAAAGGGAACTATGAAAGGCCACACCATTAAAGGTGGTCATAAGCGTCCAACTAAGGCTGGCGCAGGTATGACCAAGAAGGGTGTGGCCAAATATCGTAGAGATAACCCCGGCTCTAAGCTACAGACAGCCGTCACTGGTAAAGTGAAGAAGGGTAGTAAAGCTGCAAAGCGCCGCAAGTCTTTTTGTGCGCGTTCTGCTGGGCAAATGAAAAAATTTCCAAAAGCAGCTAAGAACCCTAATTCTAGGCTGCGCCAAGCCAGAAAACGGTGGAAGTGTTAGGAGAAGATTATGTGGACTAGACCAACATACGAAAAGATTCGCTTAGGTTTTGAAGTCACCATGTACTTTAAAAATAGTTAATGCCTAGCAAATCTAAGAAGCAGCATAAGTTCATGGCGGCAGTGGCTAATAACCCGGAGTTCGCCAAAGAGACAGGTGTTCCACAGAGTGTGGGACGCGAGTTTATGAAGGCCGACAGAGGCCGTAGTTTTTCGGGAGGCGGTATGGCAGACGATAAGCTGAAGATGGTAACTAACGACGAAGGTCAAAGAGTTCCTTTTTACGCTGCTGATGGAAAAGGCAAGATGGCCGCAGGTGGTAAAGTTAAGAAAATGAGAACGGGTGGTATGGCGAAATGCCCTCGTGATGGCATAGCACAGCGCGGAAGAACACGAGCATGATGAAGTGCAGAGGCATGGGCAAAATGAAGCCCATAGCTTTTAAGAAAGGTGGTTCTACTAAAGACGCGTGTTACCACAAGGTAAAGGCACGTTATAAGGTCTTTCCTTCTGCATATGCGTCTGGTGCCATAGCTAAGTGCCGTAAAGTCGGTGCCAAGAACTGGGGTAATAAGTCCCGTGGCCGTTCGTAAAACAAAGAAAGGCGCAGCGTTAAAACGCTGGTTCAAAGAGGAGTGGAAGGACGTTCGCACGGGTAAAGCGTGTGGGCGGCAGAAAGGTGAAAAGCGGGGCACTCCCTACTGTAGACCATCTAAACGAGTCTCTAGTAAGACCCCCAAAACCTCTGGTGAGATGACCGCAGCAGAGAAGAAGAAAAGGATAGCTCAGAAGAAAAGGCTAGGACAACCTGCGGGCAAGCCAAGAAGAGTAGAAGCGGTGCGGCGAAAGAAACCTGCTAAGAAAAAGGTTGCCAAGAAAAGATAATGGCTAAAGACCCGAAGAAAGGAACAGGGAAGAAACCGAAAGGTAGTGGTAGAAGGCTGTACACTGACGAGAATCCAAAAGATACGGTGGGTATTAAATACGCTACTGTACAGGATGCGAGAGACACAGTTAAAAAGGTTAAGAATATAAATAAACCTTTTGCTAGAAAGATTCAAATACTAACGGTATTAGAACAAAGAGCTAAGGTTGCAGGAAAGCCACAACAAGCTGCCATAGCTAAAAGAGGAAAGGAAGCATTACGCAAAGCAAGAAAGAGCGTAAAAAAGAAATGATTACTTGGACAGAACGTAACAACATAGTTCAAGAAATAAAAGAGTGGTCAAAACATACTTTAGAAGTTAGTAATCCAGAGTACAACAATTTACCGCCATGTCCGTATGCAAAAGCAGCGTGGCAAGAAAATAAAGTAGACATAGTATTTAAGTTTGAAGAGCATGATTTTAAAAGATTGTACATGGCACTTCATAACTGGAGCGATAAAAAAGACTTAGTTGTAATAGTAGATACGGCGTTCATAGAGGATCAAGAAGAGTTTCACGAGTTTGTAGATCACGTTAATGAAGCCATAGCAAATAACGTGTTTAGAGATAGAGATATGTGGGTGATGGGGTTTCACCCAGAAGATGAAGCTAACGAACTGTTTGATGAAGAAGATTTTGAACCCCAAGCAGAAACAGAATATGCACTTTTGTTTGTGCAACGACTATCTAAGCTAGAGAAGGCCGCAGAGAAGTTAAGACCTCTTGGATATTACGATAAGTATTTCCAAGAATATGATGTAGCACACATGTACGAGTTGCGTACTAATTTTTATAGGAGACTTAAAGATGCCGGGTGCTAAAAAGAAGATGATGGGTATGCGTAAAGGCGGTAAGACAGGCATGCGTGGCGGTGGGATGGCTGGCATGGCTGGTAAAAAAATTACCGGTATGAAGAAAGGTGGCACAGCCAAGAAGAAAGCGGCTATGCGTAAGAAGAAAGCTAAGAAGAAGACTTCAAGGCGATAAAATATGGCTACCTCGGGAACTGCCACATTCAATATGGACTTCACGGAGATCGCTGAAGAAGCGTGGGAACGTGCTGGCCGTGAGATGCGTTCAGGTTATGACCTGCGTACTGCACGTAGGTCAATGAACCTACTCACTATTGAGTGGCAGAACCGTGGCATCAACATGTGGACTATCGATGAAGGCACTGTCGATTTGGTGGAAGGAACGGCGACATACGCTTTACCGGCAGATACCATTGATTTGCTTGAGCACGTTATACGTACTAATAGCGGTAATGTGTCTACTCAGTCTGATCTTAGTATCTCCAGAATAAGTGTTTCTACTTACGCTAGTATCCCTAATAAGCTCACTAAGGGCCGTCCCATACAGATATACATAGACAGAGGACAAGCAAACCCCTCTGCTACTGTGTGGCCTGTGCCTGATGCGTCTAGTACGTATGTGTTGAAATACTACAGGATGCGCCGTATAGAGGACGCTGGTTCGGGTGTTAATACTGCCGATGTAAACTTCAGGTTTTTACCTTGTCTTGTTTCAGGGCTTGCGTATTACATAGCGCAAAAAGACCCAGAGTTAGCACCGCGCATTCCTATGTTACAGACTGAGTACGAACGGCAATTTGACTTAGCCGCACAAGAGGACAGAGAAAAAGCTTCTATTAGTTTAGTACCGCGAATGTATGGCGTGAGGTAAGCATGACGCAGCGTTTTGCTTCAAGCCAAAGAGCGTTAGCTATATGTGATATATGTGGCTTTCAGTATGAACTAAGGGAACTTAGAAACTTAGTTGAAAAGAATAAGGTTACAGAGTTAAAAGCGTGTCCAGAATGCTGGAATCCAGATCACCCGCAAAACAGATTGGGTGAGTTCCCGGTAGATGACCCGCAAGCAATACGTAACCCAAGACCAGATTTTGCGGAGCTTCCGGCTAGTAGGGCACGAATAGAAGTAGCAGACGCAAACAACATGAGTGCGTTCGGTCAAGTAGGACAAGTAACGATCTCAATCACGTAGAGGTTTGAAAATGAAACGAGAAAGCAAGAAGGCACCAAAGGTTATTGAGCATCCAAACGAGCCGACAATGTACGATGCTGGCACAGACGTAAACAAGCCTATAAATATGAAGACTAGTGGCGTCAAAATACGCGGCACTGGTGCTGCTACTAAAGGCACAATGGCGCGGGGGCCAATGGCGTAGTGAACTACACCGAACTAAAAGCGAATGTGGAAGACATCTGCGAACAGACGTTCACGGCAGATCAACATGCTATGTTTGCTAAACAGGCAGAGCAAAAGATATACAACACTGTACAGCTACCTGCGCTTCGTAAAAACCAGACAGGCACGCTAACGTCTGGTAACAAGTATCTGACGATGCCGACTAATATGCTGTACGTGTATTCTTTAGCGATTATCAGTGGTAGCGATTATATCTATTTGTTAGATAAGGACTCCAATTTCATACGGGAGGCTTATCCTAATCCTGCAACCACGGGCGTGCCTAAGCATTACGCTATATTTGATGACACTAGCTTTATTATAGGGCCAACACCCAACGCTGATTTTTCAGCCGAAATACATTTTGGATACTACCCAGAGTCTATTGTTACTGCTGGCACTACTTGGTTAGGCACTAACTTTGATTCTGCGTTGTTGAACGGTGCTTTGGTTGAGGCAATACGTTTTCAGAAAGGTGAAGCAGATATGGTGTCGCTGTACGAGACAATGTATACACAGGCTATATCTTTGCTGAAGAACCTCGGTGATGGCAAGCTCCGTGGAGATACTTATCGTTCTGGACAAGTTAGGAGAGAAGTCGCTTGATTGGTTCACAGAGCATAGTAGAACTGGGCAACGTCACAGTTAAAACAGTATCTAGCAGAGGGTTTACCCCGGAAGAACTTGCTGAACAGGCACTGGATAAAATTATTTATGTAGGAAGTAACTGCCATCCAGCCATACAAGAACAGGCAGAGGCTTTCAGAAATCAAATTCGTGGTGTGTTAGTAGAGTATATGAAACAAGCTATTCGATCTGACCGCACTACTTTAGCAAATGAATTCCGCGCCGTTGGGCACCCGGAACTTGTAAAACTACTGGAGAGCTAACAATGGCTATTACCGTAACTACAGCGATGCCCACCAGCTTCAAAGTTGAGCTGTTGAAGGGCTTACATGACTTACAAAATGGTGCAGATACATTGAAGATTGCGCTGCTAAAAGCGACTGCTTCAGGTTCAGGCACTTACGGCGCTGCAACCACAAATTATTCCACCATAACTGGAAACAGTGATGAGACTAGTGGTACAGGTTACAGCGCAGGCGGAAACACCCTGACTAACGTAACTCCTGTGGCTAGTGGCACAACCGCTGTAGCAGATTTTAACGACACCACTTGGTCAAGCGCGTCTTTTACTACGTGTGGTGCTGTCATATACAACACCAGCAACTCTAACTCTGCATGTGCGGTATTGAGTTTTGGTGGAGATCAAACTGTAAGTACAGGTGATTTTCAAATTCAGTTTCCTGCTGCCGGTGCTTCTACCGCGATTATTCGCATCGCCTAAAGGCTAGACGTGGCAGATAAAACCGTATTTTTAGGAGCCGTTTGGGGCAAGGATGGCTGGGGCGATGGCGCTTGGGGAGATAATGGGAACGTCTCCGTAGCGGCTACTGGTGCGGTTGGAACAGTAAGTATTTTGTTGGACGACAGTATTGTTCCAACAGGAGTGGCAGGTACGGGTGCAGTAGGGTCGGTTGCTTTAGCCTACTCTGGCACAATTACACCGACAGGTGTGGCAGGTACAGGTGCAATAGGGTCTGTTGCTCCGGCTTACGATAAGATTGTTTACCTCGGTGCAGTATGGGGTAAAGGTGGTTGGGGAGAAGCTGCTTGGGGAGCTAACGGAAACATTTCCGTAGCAGGTACAGGTGCAATAGGCACCACAAGTATTTCTCTAAGTAAAACTGTTGTACCGACAGGTGTAGCAGGTACAGGCGCAGTAGGTGCCGTAGGGATTATCAGAGATGATACGATAGTCCCAATAGGTGTAGAGGGCACGGGGGCAGTAGGCACTGTAGTTGTATCCCTTGCAGAGTTTGTAACTCCGACAGGTGTACAGGGTACAGGAGCAATAGGCGCGGATGGCGCTACTGTAGTTCCAGCGATAACAGGTGTAGCTGGAACAGGTGCTGTTGGCACGGTCACTGTAGTTTATAGTGGTGCCCTAGTTCCCACGGGAGTGCAAGCTACAGGTGCTGTAGGAACAATAACTAGGCGTGGTTGGACTACAATAGATGATAGCCAGACGCCTAATTGGACAAACGTAACAGACACACAAACGCCTAGTTGGGCAGATATAGATAAAGCCGCTTAGGAGCTAACAGATGGCTACTTATGTAAACAACCTAAGACTTAAAGAAATTACCACAGGTGACGAAGACGGCACTTGGGGTACGAGCACAAATACCAACCTTGAGCTGATCGGTGAAGCTCTGGGCTATAACACACAGGCTGCATTTGGCTCAGACGCTGATGCAACCACTACTGTAGCGGATGGT